AGCCGGATACAAGCTGCGAATCCTTGACTTTGACAACCTTCTTGATATACTTAAGTTCAAGGTCATGGAAGAGTGTCCGGACAAGCTCGACAACGTAGAGTTCGTCACGGTCCGCGACGCCTATAAAGCCGGAGCCTCTGGGAGCCAAATCGATGGAAAGCCAAAAGCATGGATCAGTGCGATTAAGTTGCTCGATAATTGGAAGTACGACGACATTGATCTTGGAAGACCCGCAGACTGGGGACCAGATTGTATCCTTATCGTTGACAGTCTTTCCCGCCTGTGCGACGCTGCTTACGATTTCCATGAATCCATCATACCACGAGGAAAATCTGGAGATTATGATGGGCGCGCAGTTTACGGAAACGCTCAGGACGATGTTGAAAAAGTCTTGGCCATGCTCACCAGCCGCGGCTTCGCCACCAACCTCATCGTGATCGCCCACGGCACTTACATGGACCTGCCCGACGGTACAACCAAAATCTTCCCGCAGGGTGTCGGCCAGAAGCTATCTCCCAAGATTCCTCAGTATTTCCCATCCTATATCCGCTATAAAAACAAAGGCGGCAAACGCACCATCCAAACCACTTCCGACGCCATGATCGATCTTGCCAATCCCAGACCCGATAAAGTCGACAAGGAACTTCCTATCGAAACTGGGTTGGGGACCTTCTTCTCGGCGTTGCGTGACGCGCCTGTGGAGAAACCTAAATCTGTCACGTTAGTTAGGAAATAAGCCAATGAAGGTATCAATTCAAGACTTGATATCTATCCGAGTTGCCTTGGATAGTATCCAGAAGCCGGAGTATACACTCCAAAGTACAATTAACAACCTTGATGGAGTTATAAATATATGGTCTAAAAATCTCGAATTGGAGCCGGACCCACTCCCGGTTGCTTCTGCACCCAACACCACCGACGACATTCCCTTCTAAGGAACCTATCTATGAACGACAAGCCCAACTTTGCTTCAATATTGGATGAGGCTCCCACCGAAATCGATCGGCCAAAGCCCATTCCCACCGGCACCTATCTTTGCCGAGTTCAGGGCACCCCGACCTACGACAAGTCCAGCAAGAAAGGAACCCCGTTCGTCCAGTTCACCCTTAAGCCAATCTCCGCCGAGGATGACGTCGATGAGGACGACCTCGCCGAGATGGGCGGGCTCGACAACAAGACCCTGCGCCTGACCTTCTACCTCACCGAAGATGCCGTCTATCGGCTGGACGAGTTCCACGAACACTGTGGCATCGATCTGTCCGAAGAATCCTCGCGCCGCAGCCGCAATGACGAAGTTGTCAACGCGGAAGTTCGGGCGCTGGTCAAGCATCGGCCGTCGGAGGATGGCCAGACTGTTTACGCGGAAATCTTGCGCACACTTAAGGCCTAAAGCCAATCTGGGTGGGGGAGAAATTCCCCACCCAACCTTATGGAGAAAGCCATGAAGCCAATGACAGAAGCGCCAAGAGATGGCACTGACATTCTTATCAAACATAATATTCATGGATGGATACAAGCTCGTTATGATAAAGGCTATTGGGTAGATAACCCTACAGAAGGCCGATATTATACTGGAACTGTTTGGGTATGTGGTGATGATATTCTACAAATCGAAGTAGAGGAAACACCTAACGGTGATTTAGAACCTGAGGCTCTTGGCTGGCTGGAACTTCCCGAATGAAGCCTATCCTCCTCGTTGGCGAAGCCCGTGGCGAAGCCGAAGCCCGAATGAATAGCAGCTTTGTCGGCCCATCCGGCGCCGAACTCCTGAGGATGCTCAATGAATCCGGCATCATTTCCTTCACCTTCGCTGATCGTGATTACCTCCACAAATACTACGCCCAATCTGACCCGAGTTGTATCGAGGCTATATGGGGATTGCATCCTGAGGTTGTTCGTACCAACGTGTTTCAAATCCATCCTCCCAAGAATGACCTCGAATACTTCTGCGGACCCAAAGCCGAAGGCATCCCCGGATACCCCGCCCTCATAAAATCCAAATATGTCCGCGAGGAGTTCGCCAATGAACTGGATCGGCTGGCTGACGAGATTATCAACCTTGACCCTAATCTTATCATCTGCCTCGGTAACTGTAGCCTTTGGGCTTTGGCTGGCCGGACGGGTATCACTAAGCTGCGTGGCACTACTCTTCTCTCTACTCACACTGCTGCTGATTTTAAGCTTCTTCCTACTTATCATCCTTCCGCAATCCTCCGACAATGGGACAACCGACCGACAGTAATCGCCGACTTGATGAAAGCCAAACGCGAATCCGCTTACCCCGAAATCAGAAGGCCACCCCGTGAAATCTGGATCGAACCCACCCTCGACGATATCCGAACTTTCATCCGTGATTACGTCAACGAATGTAAACTTCTTTCTGTCGACATTGAGACAAGCGGACAGAGAGTTACTTGCATTGGTTTTGCACCCAATAACTCAACAGCAATCGTTGTTCCTTTCGATGACTCCCGAAAGCCAAGCGGAAGTTATTGGCCGACTCGAGAGGATGAAGTTAAATGCTGGAATCTTGTTCGATCTGTTCTCGGCGATAGCCGCATCCCGAAGCTCTTCCAGAATGGGTCTTACGACGTGTCCTTCCTCCTTCGAGCCTACGGAATCAAAACTCTAAACTGCGCCGAGGACACCATGCTTCTGTCCCACGCCCTACAACCGGAAGGCCTTAAGGGCCTCGGGTATCTCGGGAGCATTTACAGTTCAGAATCTGCATGGAAAGTCATGCGTAAAAAAGATGAAACAATTAAAAGAGGAGCATAGTATGTCTAGACATACAGTCAAAGTTAAAATTTGTATCGCCGAGGATTGTAAACGCGACGCGAAATATAGTTCAGGTCTATGTAAAATGCACTATCTTAGATTTAAACGTTATGGTAGACTACATACAATTGTTAATCGCGGTAGTGGATATTCGATTACGTCTAAAGGTTATGTTATGATAACTGTGAATGGCAAATCAAAATTAGAACATATCCATAAAGCAGAATTAGCTTTAGGTCGTAAACTACCAGAAGGAGCACAAGTCCACCATCTAGATAATATACCTTGGAACAATGAAAATTCTAATCTTGTAATATGCCCTGACAGAGAATATCACGCACTACTTCATAAGAGAGCTAAGGAACTTGGATATGAGAATTATTAAAACGCACGAGACTGATCCTGATACTTTATCTTCTTGGGATAGGGAACAAATCTATAACGGACTCGATGTTTGTGTTACACTTGATGTTTTTAATGGTCTTATAACGCAAGTAGATGATATAACAAGCAACACATATGCTTTCTCTAAAGCTTTACAGGCACCTACACTCGAAATGAAAGTGCGTGGAGTGCTTGTTGATCAAGCTAGAAAGGCGGCCGTGGTCGATGAATATTACGAAATTATGGAACGGGTTGAAGCGAATCTGCTCCGAATTGTTTATGAAGGAGTGGGAATGGCGAACTTTAACTATCGATCCACAAAAGACCTCGCCGAACTCTTTTATGGAGAACTTGGTATTAGTCCAATTCGAAAGTCCGGCAGGCCCACAGTGGATCGCGGTGCCAGAGAAAAGCTCGAAATCTATCCTATCGCAGAGCAACTCGTTAAACACATTAATCTCCTTACAGAGCTTGGTGATAAAATCTCTGTCCTTAAGACTGCAATTGATGAAGATGGAAGGATTAGAACATCGTATAACATCGCGGGTACTTCTACGGGGCGGTTCTCCTCAAGTATTTCTGAGTTCGGAACTGGAGGAAATCTCCAAAACGTTGAAGAGTCTCTCCGATCAATCTTTATCGCTGATGCAGGATATAAATTCGCTAAGTGCGATGCTAAATCCGGAGAGTCTTTCTGCGTCGGCGCCATCGAATGGAACCTCTTCAAGGACGGGAGATATCTAGATGCATGCGAATCTGGCGATCCTCACACGGCAGTTGCTCGCATTATGTGGCCTACTTTGCAATGGACCGGTGACCTTAAAAAAGATAAGCATATCGCCGAAGAACCGTACTATCGTCATTACACTTACAGATTCATGTGTAAGAAACTTGGACACGGATCAAACTACGGTGGTAAACCTCAAACCTTAGCTGAGCAAGCCAAAGTAGAACTCGACCTCGTCCGCCAGTTCCAACTCAAATACTTCGAAGCCTTCCCCGCACATCAGCGTTGGCAGGCCCACGTCGACGAAACCCTCCGCAAGAAGGGCTATCTTATCTCGCTCATGAACCGCAAGCGCTGGTTCTTCGGGCGTCGTTCCGACCCATCCACACTTCGCGAAGCCATTGCCTACGATCCCCAATCCTCCCTCGCTGACATTGTTAATCAGGCGATGCTTAATATATGGAGAAAAGGGTACGTGACAATAGTGGCTCAAGAACATGACGCTCTTGTCTTCATGTATCCAGAGAAAGATGAAGATAAAATATTACCAAGAATTCTAAATGATCTTGTAATTGAAGTTCCACTTAAACATGGCCGAACACTTAAAATTCCCTACGACGCTGAAGTAGGCTTCAACAAAGGAAAATACCACCCAACCAAAAATCCAAATGGACTTAAGGAGTATAAAGGTCATGATGATAGAAAACGAATCCCAGAGAAAGGTTTGCTCGATAGGCTTATCTCAAGACACACTAAAAAAGTACCTTGATTATAATCCAAATACAGGTATCTTTACTTGGAAACTATCGACAAATGGAAGAACTGCTGTCGGCTCTGTAGCTGGATCAGAGGATTCAAAAGGCTACATTAAAATAGGCTTGTTGGGTCATCGCCACGGAGCCCATCAATTTGCTTGGTTCTATATCCATGGCGTGTTCACAATGATCGACCACATAAACAATATACCCTACGACAACCGTCTCATCAATCTGCGCCCCGCAACATACTCCCAAAACAATCATAGAAAATATACCTACAATCCTACAGGATTCCGTGGAGTTAGATTTCGTAGTGGCTTCTATCAAGCCCATATACGAATCAATGGTGTTGTAACTAGAATAGGTTCTTACGAAACTGCAGAAGAAGCGGGAAGGGCATATGAGCAAGCGGCAGCAGAACACTACGGAGAATATGCCAACAAAACGGAAATTGGATAGTTGGATTGATGCTTTTGTAGATCAGACAGCTAATCTCCACTCCCCGCCAATCTTCCGCAAGTGGACCGGGATTCTGACCCTTGCCGCAGCGATGGAACAGAAGGTTTGGCTGATGACTTCGCGGCCGCTTTTCCCAAACCTCTATACCTTCCTTGTCGCCCATCCCGGCGTCGGCAAGACCCGCACGATCAACGAGGGCAAGCACTATATCCGCGAACTCCCAGAGTTTCACCTAGCGCCAATCTCGATGACTTTTGCCAGTCTCGTCGATTCACTAGTCAAAGCCAAGCGCCATATCATCCGCCCCGGCGAAGACCCGATGGAATACAACTCTATGTCGATCTTCGCGGATGAGATGGGCGCGTTCATCCACAAGTACGACAACGAGATGATCGATGGGCTTTCAGCTTTCTATGACCCGACCCCATACCAACAGGTCCGCAGAACCAGCGACCTCCGGATCAAGATCGAATCCCCACAGATTAACATGCTCTGCGGATGCACTCCCCAGAACCTAACCGATCTGATGCCAGAGAAAGCTTGGGGCCAAGGCTTTACCTCCCGACTGATTATGATCTTCTCGGATGAAAGGATTATCGGCGATGACTTTGCAGAAGTCGAGAAGACCTACTCATCCGACCTTGCGAATGATCTTGCCATCATTAATGAGCAGATTGGTCAATTCGAGGTTACCAAAGATTATCGCGATGCAGTTAATAACTGGAGAGCCTTGGGGGAGCAGCCAGTCCCAAGTCACCCTAAACTTATACACTATGTCACGCGCAGAAGGACACATCTCTATAAGCTCTCAATGGTGTCTGCTATTGACCGATCCAACGCGCTCATCCTAACCAAAGACGACTTCAATCGAGCAATGGGCTGGCTCCTAGAAGCCGAAGCCTCGATGGCCGAAATCTTCAAAGCCGGTGCAACCAATGCCGATGCCGCTGCGATGGAAGAAATCCTCCACTTTGTTAAAATCCACGACGGCGAATATGGCGTCAGCGAGCAGAAGATCACGAGGTTCGCTCGTGATCGCCTGCCAATCCATTCAATTCATCGGGTGGTGGATATTCTAGAGCGGTCGGGGCAGATTCACTTGCTCGGAATTGACCGCACTACTAAGATCAAATATTTCACAACCGATCGAGGTCGGCTGCAATAATCACTTAAACATTTTCCCTAAGTGGTCAAATGTCCACGCCACAACAGCGCCAAGAAAAGCAGCTAGGCTCATAAGGCCTAGCTGCTTGTCTTTGTAAGTCTCCAACGCCCGGATTCGATCCTCGTGCTCTTCAAGAGCCTTATCGAGTTTGTCTTCCATTCGCTCGACACTTTGCTTTAAGAACGCCTGCCCTGCGCGAACGCCGGCTACGTCATTGATAAGTTTTTCCATCGCACCCTCTGATAGCACGTAGGACATGGCAAGGCCCTCAGTTCGTCTTAGTGGCGTCCTGAATAACAAACCATAGATCGACGAGAGTATTAAAAGCCGCTGTAATATCCTTCGGCGGATTGTTACAGATCACATTAACCGAGGCCATTGCTTTCGCCTCGATCGCAATTTTATCGGCGCTGATCTTGGGACTCAGCCGCTGAAAATATCCATCGGCCACGCGAATGATACCACAAGCCTTAGGAATGCTATTCTCAGCAAGGTCTGCAAGAACGTTATTGGCACTGCCAAGAACATTCCCAACTCCAGCCGCGATCTGCCCCCACTGAGCATTACACCCGCTGAGCGCCAGAGCGCCACAAATCAAAAGAACCTTTTTCATATCACCACTCCTCCATTGTCCTCAGGCGCTGCCCCGATTCCACCTTCGCCAGTGTTATGTCCCTTGATCTTCCCCTGTTTAATCAGGGCCTCGATGATTGGCTCATACTGCGCCAGAATTTTCAACCCGGTCGCGATTGCCTGAGCCTGCGGAATCGGGATTGAGTTCGCAATCTCACTCAGCGACACGATTGTATCCTGCGGCTTACCATACGCCGCGGTCTTGAATGCATTCGCAATCGCATCCAAGGTCCCTGCTGGAATCGTCGCCATGATATCTCCTTTTCCAGTAGATGGAAATTTTGCTTGCTTAAACTTGAACCCTGCGACAATCGCTCGCCACAGGGAAACAAGCCACTCCCAGCGGTCATTTATTGTCATTGACCAACGGCCCAGACGCCGAAGATGAAAAGCCCGATGCGAACGTGGTGATCGCAGCAAACAGCGCTGCCAACCAAGTCGCCCAAGACTTCACAAGCTCGCTAATATGCGGATCAACCGCATTCGGCAATCCCGTCGCCGCGAGAAAGGTCAGCACGGTGGTTACAAGGCCCCAGATAAAGGCCCACTTCGGATCGAATTTCATATCAATCTCCTATGCTCAGCCAGTTGTCTATACGATCCATCCATCCATCAGGATGATTTAATTTATGTGGCATTTCTTCAACAAAGTCAAGGAACTGTGTCGTTGTCCTAGCGCCAAGTCTACCGTCGACAAACCAAGCTTGGTCTTTCCGTCTACGCGTCACCAGCCCGCCAACAACCTTACCCCCGGCCCGAGTCCAATCCATAAATTTCTCGGCAGCTAAAGCTTTGTTTCCATAGCGATAAGCACGTAGCAAAGAAGAAGATCGAACCGCGCCTGCACCAACGTTAAAACCCCAATCACAGAGTGCGTCGAATTCATTTTGTTTCACCCCTTTGATTCCGGACAGCATATAGGTTAAATCATTTTCAATCGAAGCAAGGTCCTTTGCAAGGAGTTGATCAGCTTCCTCGGCCGTTAAGATCAGACCTTTATAAACCTTCGGCAGGCCTGCTCTAGACGTATGTCCATAGCCGATGGTCCAAACCCCAACGATATCACGATAGGCCTTGAGCCGCAGTCCTTCGGAAGGCTCAGTGATTTGCTGTCTACATTCCGTGGACATTTTCATCAGTGCTTTCCTTTCCAATAATCATCCCAAGATTGTGAATGTCTATTAGTGGTTCCGTATCTAAGTCCAACCATCCATTGCCAAGCGTTCTTTGGATTTTCCTTGCCTGTATAAACATCATGCCCAAATCGCATAACACGGCCAAGCTGTACACCTGGACCACCGGTCAATCCACCAACAACACTCATCCAATCTTGAATGAGTTTGCCTGCATGTTCTTTATTGAATGGCTCGTTCTTCGCAAGATCACGTAAAACGTTGTATCCGGTCGAGAGTGCCGTACCAGTAAAGCCCATTTGCGGATCGCGGCCCATTGCCATAGCCGAACCGATATCGCGAAGAATCGGCCAGCCACCTGATAGAGTGAACATCAAAGACTTGCCTGCTTTGCTAGCCCAGCTTTCATCGTCTTTATGTGGGTGTGGCGAGACAACATTCTCAACTATCATCGGCCATAAGACATAAGCAAAAGCCCCGCCAAGGATTGTAGGCGCAGTTGCCAAACCCTTTTGAACAGGATTACCCTCAGTGAGTTTATAGATATCACCAGCCTTCCAGACCGTTTCAATCTGGCGGTTGAGAATATCCGACCAGAAATTATAGATCGACACGAACCAAGGATTCCAATTCCGCTGCACCGCAGTACGGCTGGTCGTAGCAGTCGAACCGTGCGCTCGACGAACTGCACGATCGCCAAGGGCCACAGCCTCACCATGATCAGAACCTTCTTCCATAGCCTTAAGATACGCTGCCAACCACGTGGGCCGTGCCGATGCCATATCAGACCATGCTACAGGTTTGGCGGCGAACTGAATCATTTTCTGGCGATAGTATTCAGTCGCATTCGTCGGATCATGTGATGCCACGCCGCCGAACAAAGTCTCCTGCCAATTCCGATCGCGACGTTGGATTTCAAGAGAGTTCTCATCAACAAACTTCATCCACTTAGCACCGGTAGTTTCATTTACCGTATGCAGCATTCGTACAGCTTTGGCAAATTCCATCGCCCCGACTTCCTTCATAGAAAGTACAAGCGCCGTAGGACCATGTTTCATGGGTGTGGAAGGATTAAGTCCGACCACGTTCCCGATCATATTCTGACGCAAGGTCTCTGAAAGCCAAGCAAAGCCTTGCATATTCTTGGCCATATAATTCTGCGAGTTGGCTACACCTACGATATAATCATGAAGCTCACCTTCCCAAGCTTGACCAAAGTATTTATAGATCGCATTCTTAATCGAGGTATCGTGGAATACTTTAGACGCCTGAATGATCGCCGGACGCATGGCGTTATCAAACAACATTTGATTCATATGTCCGATCATAAAATCAAGATCAGTGGCTAGTGGATAAATTGCACCTGTGCGAAGTTTAGTATGTCCAGCTGCAGGTAATGTATTAACCCAATTCTCTTGAGCCAATACATCTTTAAATCTGCGACCTGCTACATCGCCAAACTCAGGATGTCGAATCAATGGATAGTATCCGCCAGCATACTTTCCATGCGGAGTATCAATCGGCCGTATTGGAATATTCTCCGGAGCAACGCCAGAGAGCGATCGATACATAGTATCCGTATCGCGTTTGATTTCTTTGAACGTGTCCCAGATTCCCTGAACAAAATCCCAGTCTTGTTTGGTTGCATGTTGATGTACCCAAGCCATGACGTCGTCAGACTTAAGCTTATATCCATGCGCCATCTTCACAAGATTAGTGTCGTTCCCTGTATTCAACATCACGCCGATAAGATCGCGGCGTGTAAATGGCAACAGTGCATCATTCTTTTGATTCTTAAACAGTGGATTGTCGATCGTCCGGCTAAGATTATCTGGCGAAGGTAATGCCGAGATTTTCTTGGCATAATCCTTCTTCCATTTATCAAACTGAGCTGTGCCATCCGCAAGACCACGGAAGACATATTGGAACCAGTTGTTTCTTGGGTTGTATCCATCAAGGCGATTGAGGAAAGTCTCCATTTGCACAACACCAGTGAAATACTGATCCGGCAAAAGTCTCTTCTTTCCCTTACCAACTGTAGCTAGCTTTCCATGGGCTGCATTCTGAATAGAGTTAATGAATTCAGATTTAAGATCAGCCCAATCCGCAGCCTCACCGGCTTTATAGATTTTACGTTCTTCGCGTCCGTTGTGAACCAATGTTTTAATTGTAGCATGAATCGCACGAAATTCATCGGCAGTTAGCTGATCGTATTCCTTACGCCAGCTTGAATCGAACAGCTGATCCCAAGCATCAATTGCTCGGAAATCCTGCTGCTTCATCTCAATAAAATCCTTAAGATTACCTTTGCCATCATGACGAGCCAAAGCTTCCTGCAAGTCTTGAATAGACCTACGAACGGGCTTACCAATCTGCATCATGATCTGATGAGCATAGTCCGTGTATTCAGGCTCCATACTTGTGACTTCGCGCTTGGACAAAGTCTTGAATGTCTTCTCAGCAGCCGCCTGCTCCTTCTGGAGCTTCCTTGCCTCCGCAGCAATCAGCCCGGTCATATACTTCCGCTGCATCAGAACCAAGGCATCGGCGTTCTTCCCGGCGATCAGCAGGCGCTCAGTGTCCCTGCCGATCTTACCCATAATCCCCAGAAGCCGCTCAGCATTGATATCGCTCAGCTTCATCTTGCCGAACATCGCCAGAGCCTCGCCCTTGGCAAGGTCCTTGTCAACAACCTTAACCCCCGCAGCCATAGCCGCGCCTTGCCATTCCTCAGCAAGGATTTGGAGGTTAGTCTCGCTCAGCGCCTGATCCATCGCCTCAAGCATGATGTTGTCTTGAAGCTTGCCGAACTTCTCCTCCATCCGACGCTGGACTTCTTCGTCGATGGTCTTGCGCAGACCCTCCTGCGCGGACATGCCTTCGCGGGATTTGGTATAGGACGAAAGTTCCTCGATCAGCCGATCGCCAGAGGTAAACCCAAAGAGGTTCGCCATCATATCGACGGGAACGCCATCCTTGGAGTAATACCTCCGCGGTAGGCTGGCTTTCTGGGCCTCGGACAAATCCTCAGCCCGCAGCGGATAGTTCTTCCGCTCAAGCTGCTTCCCACCGAGTTCGCCGGAGCCAATCAGCAAGTCCGCTGCAACGTCTGGGCGCTGCTTGATATCGGCTTCAACTTCTTTGCGAATTTCCTTCGCGGCTTCTTTCCATTCCTTAGACTGCAGCGTCTTCTGCTCTGCCTCGGCGCGCTTCATCGCAGCCGCGATATCTTCCTGATAGCGCTTTTGGATCAGGTCTTGAATACGCTTGAAGGACTTGGCGTCAAGCCCGGCGGCTTCGGCTTTAAGTTGGGTCTGCAATTCCTCTTTTTGTTTCGGTGTCGATTTAGTCTTAGCCTCAGTAGATTCTTTGATGGTATGCGGCAATAAACGTGCAGTGCCATCATCTATAGAACCAATACGAGCAAAACCATTTGTTTCATCATAAAGTCCGCGTTGAATAGCTTCTTCACGAGTGAAGTCTGTATAAAAAACATTATTAGGTCCGCCACGATAATCACGAGCATATTCATATTGAGGAGTTAAGAAAGTCTTCCCTTCAAAATCTTTAGCATTTTCAAATGCTGTGCCATGATAATATCTGATCTTACCTTCCTCAACAGGCGGAGGTTCTTTTCCACCCTTCGCAAACATATCCCCAGAAGTCTTAGCCCCAGCCTCGCGCTGAGCCAACTCCCCAGAATACGCCGCCTCGAAAAGCTCATCGAACTTCGGTTCCCGGCCGAGAATCTCCGCAACGCGATCCTTGATCCGCTGCATTAAATCCCAGAGCTTTTGGAAGATCGTCGTAACTGGCGTGACCGGCTGCTGATCGCGGGTCTTGGCCCAGTCCCTGAATGCCTCGGCGATCGCCTCTTCATGAAGCCCGAGTTCGTTTAGATGATCATAGCGATCCGCAATCTGATACCGATCAATCCAGCCTTCGGCCTTGCTAGCTTCGATCAGCGAATTCCATTCCTCAGGTTTGAAGAATCCCTCGCGATAGAGATGATGAATCGCCTCGTGCCGAGCAATGCCAGTGGCATCGAAGTCATGCATGTTCACCAGAATCTTCGCGATTTCTCCCGGTGCCTGATGATACACACCCCTAATGCCATCAATACCTTCATAACGAAGATCACTCGCCAGAACCGGTTCGGCAGTCTTCCCAGTGATTCGATTAATCTCTTCCTGCACTGCTTGGCCAATGGCGCGCTCATGGGTCGTCCAGAGTTCCTTAGGAACGAGGTCCGCGGTTACGTCACCGAACTTGGTCGGGGCGGTCTCGAGAATTCGGCGGAGGTCAGTGTATTCTTGGGAGAGTTCGAAGGCATCGCTGAGAGCAAGCTTGACTACAGGCGAAGATGATTCATATTCGGACCCTGTAGTGCCAGCTTTTTCTCTGGCACCAGTTTCTCTATGTCCTGTTATGGTTTCATACTTGGGGTAAATTTCCTTAAGCCGATTTTTCAACTGCTTAATAGCTGAAAAACCGAAACTATTAGGTCCTATACTGGTATCTACATCAGAACCAATTCTACCAATCCAACGAACAAACAATTGCTTTTCAGCTTCATTCGGAGTGATAGATATAGTACCTAAGATATTTCCAGAATCATCTTTTATATTAAATTCATGATCAATATAATTACGATAAAGTTTCTTTAGCTCGGTTTCTTTTTCGAGATTACGTTCAAGATTGAAATTGTCACCAAGGGCGAGCTTGACCACTGGCTTCCGCTGTTCCTTTGGCGCACCAGCTTCTTCTCTTGCGCCGGAAATCCGATACCCAGAGATGGTCTCATACTCCGGATAAAGCTCCTTAAGCTGGCGCTTGATATCGCGGATCAGACTTGGGCCCATTGTGTTGGGCTGTAGGTCGTGCGAACTAACCGAAGCAATATAAAGTTGCTTCTTCATCGGATCGGGAAAGATGGTAATCTCGCCAACCACCTTGCCGTTATGATCGACGAAGTTATAATCCTCCATTCCCTTCCAGATGGACTCGCCCTTTTCCAGCTTAAGCGGCCGATCACCAATGGCAAACATCGGCTCCAAAGCCGCCGAGGTCCGCACTTGAGGCAGCGCCCCATCAATCGCCGAGGCCGCAATGTCCTTAATCGCCGCCTCGTTCTTGGTGATCCCACCCGGCCATGCGCGAAGATCAGGCTTTAATTCGCTCGCCAGTTGCGGATCGACATAGGTGACCCAATCTGCCAGCGGGACGTGGACGTCTTCGCCAAAGGTCTTGGCGGCCTCAAGCTTTTCTTCGATCCCCGGAACCCAACCGAGGATACCATCTTCCCTTGAAGGCAGCTTATCGCCATAAAGCCGGACCACCGCATCCGCAGAGATTCCCATCTGAGCATCTTCGAAATGCTGTTGGGCGAAGTTCTTAAAAAGTTCCGGATCGCGCTCGCGGGTCGCAGAGTTCTGGGCCTCTTGCAAGGCGTTCTGAATCTTATCG